AGCCATTCAATTGGCTTTGTGTAAACGTGCAACACGTATGGCTGCTCGTCGTGCTCAACGATTGATAGGTCTGGGACAAAGATGTTGAATGGAGAAATGTGGTCAATGCAGACGTCACCTTCTTGGTCGCTCCATTCGTCATACTTGCCTGAGTCCCAGTAGACCTTGAGATATCCCAAACCAAGGACAGAAACGTCTCTGGCCACTAGGCGCATGCTACGCCCTACGTTGAGGCGGTCATAAAGACTGTCCCAGACCTGTGTAGCGGCAGTAGCAGCAAATACATCTTCTACATCGTTCGAAGCTGGCAGGCAGACAGCGGTGGGCTTCTGCGAGGTCAGCTTAGCTATTTCCGTCCTGACAATAGGGCGAATCTTGTTGATGGTAATTCTTGGCGTGTTCTTGTCGCCACGTGGGAGCTGGGACAAGCCACTCTTGGTCGAGTCCCAGGCCACGTACTGCTTACCACGCTCGAAGGACATGTTCATGTACCACTGACGTACACGCCACTGCTTGGCGTCCTTCGACTTCTGGTATTCCTTCTTTAGGTAGTCGACGAGCTTCTTGCCCTTCTTAGAATCCTGCAGCTGCTTGAGCGCTGCATCGTCAAGAAGGCCAGTGTTGGCCGTTTCTTCAACTTCAATTTCAAGTTCAGCGACTAGGTCACTGGATGCCATATTCCTTTCGGACGGCGTCGAAATCATACTCATCTTCATCTACCTCAGGATAGTTATCGTTTACCAGAACTGCCTGTTCTGGGTTTGGTGCTGTTGGTACTCCGCTTGCTGCCATTATTTGCTGGAACGCTAGCGGGTCTCTCGACGACAGCAGGTTCACTGTTGTCTTCAAGAGGTTTGTCGTCTCCAAAGTAGTCGAGATTAGCCCCTGCGTTGCTTTGTTCAGGCTTTTTGTCATCAGCCAGAACGACAGGGGTAGGCTCACTAAGAAGGTCAGCAGTAACACTAATAGAGATGTCTCTAATGTCATTTACAAGCCTTTCGGTCACCGCAGGTACGCGGTCTAGTCTCTTTTTCAGTTGTTCGTTTTCTGTGCGTAGCGCATTTGCTACTTCTGGTGTCGCAAAACCAAACTGGTCTGCGAGCGCCGCAAGGATTCCGTAGCTCAAGTACACCCTTCCATAGTACTCAGGCTCAGCACCCAAATCAATCAACGGAGTATCGGCTTTACCCGTTATTCCCGTGACAATACAGCGATGCGGGGCATATTGCCCGCGCTCAACCAGTCTAAATGTTCTAGCCATTATTCCCATCCTACAGCATCATCGGAGGATGACCTGAACTTCCATCCCGAATAGCCAGGGTCTCTTCGATTATCGAACTGAGCTATTGGAGGCGTATCATCAAAGTCCATAAGTCTCTCCTTTAGTCCCTTTATCGTATCAGGTGTCAAGTCATCCATAAGTGTAAAAAAGTATCTTGATGAATCAAATGCGTGGTTATCTTTGTCTTGTATCTCCTCTAGTTTGTTTAGCGTGAACTCCTGCTGCCTGTTGGCACGCCGCTTGTATTTAAGTTTTCCTAGCTCAGAAATCAGGTTGGGACAGTCGTCTGTAACCTGCCAGAACGGCTTGCCCGTGTTGGGGTTGGTCTTCATGTACTGCTGCATCTTGTTTAGACCAACACCAATCTTCTTAGGAATAATGTCAATGATGATATTCATCCCGTGCAAGTTGAACTCCTGCTGATAGCTAGTGCCCTTCATGCCGTTTGTTTGAGCAAGTGCCGGGTCTCCAACTACAAGGTAAGGCTGGATTCCCATCTCAGCGTTCTTTTTATGGAAGACCTCGACGTGCTCTGCAATAGTCATGTGGGACTGATAGTGCTCAGCGAAAGTAACGATGTGGCCGTTGGGGGCGACTGCGTGCCAAAGAATTGCAGTGGGGTCGCGCCAGCCGTAGTCCACGCTGACATATATGCGGTGCTTAGGCGTCAGCTTGAAGTGCTCCGGCGGTATGGTGTGGGTTAGCTGGTTAAAGTCCTTGAAGACGGCACCGCCAACCTGAATGAACTGCCCTTTTTCACGAATGGCTCGTTGCTCTGGCGTTAGGGAGGCAAGGTACTCCTCGATTGCTGAACGCTCTAGGTAGGGGTTGTCCGACATCTCTACTTCGGTAACGCCGAACAGGTCGTGGCCTTCTTTGCCTGGCAAGTACACCTGCTCGTAGATATACTCCATACCCTCAACTGGAGTTAGCGTCATCCACCAATCTCCGTTTGTATCGACCAAACGAGCACGGCATTCGTCGTACACTAATTCTGGCGGCTCCTCGTCGAAATGGACGAAATGTCTAGAGGTTCCAGCGAACTTCTGCAAGTCCTGGTCGTAGGACATAAACTCGACGAAGGAGCCGTTTTCAAGCTTTAGGACTCTTCGCTCTTTGCTGTAGCTGTCCTCCCAAGAGCCATTGACTAGCAGGCTCTTTGGCGTCCATTGAGCGAACTGAGGCAACAGAATCTTGTCGATACCAGAGGCAAAGTCAACCCCAACCACACGGCCACGGACAGGGGCTTCTGGAACTTTGCGGTGTGGATGCTCACCTTTTAGGTAGCGAATATCCTCTACCACGCCAGCAACGGTCTTACCGGAACGGTTACCCCCAATGTACAGCCTGTGCTTGTGCTGGTCTTTTGCGAAGTCTTCTTGCTTTTGGTGAGGCTTGTAGCGGTTTAGATTAGGCATGATAGATGTCGTGCGAATCTGCTCCGACATCTGGTAGAGCAGCTCGGCTGGATTTATCTTCTGTTGCCTAGGCATTTATTAGGTCTACTAGCTCCCTAAGGCTAAGCCTAACGACATGGGGGTAAAGACGAGAATCGTTCCCGCATAGAGCAAGTACGTCATCCAGTCTGGCATACGCCCACCATTCGCCAGCACGTGGGTAACCCACACCAGCCCGCTGAGTAACAACAAAGCCAAAATTGGCTTGAGCATTATCCCTCTCTCTTTCGGCTTCTTCAAGCCACCTAACACACTGTTCATGGCTAGCGTTCTTAGCCATTTTGCCGCCCTTGATTTCAAAGACGATAAGACCCCACTTGGCTTCTCTGAGCCATACGTCTCCTTGGTCTTCAGAGCCAGTAAGCACATTTCTGTGCGCATCCAGCTCTGAGTACCCAACTGATAGAAGATAATTTCGTACAGCAGTTTCTGCGCGAGTCCCTATTGCTTTAGCCTTACTCATGGTCTCCTCTGCTAAAGTTATTTCATGCCACTTTCACCTCGCGACCGAAATCTGCAGCAATCTAATGAGCCGTTAGTAACGGACGTAGATAGTGGCATTACTGCTATACATCATACACTAGGCCCAGAAGCTTTTCAGGCCAGTCCAGGAAGTCACCGTCACGACGGGACAGACTCGCACAAGATAAAGCTTTCCGACCTTGACCCAGCCAGCGACACTGTTTACGTTCCATTGGGCGGGACAGATGGCACCCAGCCAACGTTTACTGGCGACCCGCTGATTACCGGCAGCTACACCATCTTTGGCAACCTGTGCCACTTCCAGATTGACGTGGACTTCGACAACATCACAAGCTTCGGTAGCGGGCAGTACTACCTAACCCTGCCATTCGCTGCAGACCACGCTTTCTTAGTGCGCGACGGGTGCCTCCACGACATTTCGGGCAGTGACCAGTACGCAATCAGCGGCCACGTTGATGCTGGGTCTGATGTACTAAAGCTTTACAGCACTGCTTCTAACGGGCGCGACGTCCCTTTTACCTACAATGTGCCTGTTACCCTCGACATAGCAGATAATTTTCACATAGCTGGTGTATACCACGTTCAGCTATAGATGGTGTAGAATTATCTTGTCCCCTAGGAAGGTCTAATGCCTGCAGTAAATCTGATGCAACAGCGGCGAGGAACAGCCGCCGAATGGACTAGCGCCGACCCTACTCTTTCAGTAGGTGAAATCGGCGTTGAGACTGACACTCTTCAGTTTAAAATTGGTGATGGCTCAACCGCCTGGACTTCTTTGGGCTACGCAACCGACTGGTCAAAGCTGGAGAACGTGCCCAGCACCTTCACCCCTTCTGCTCACACTCACGTTATGGCAGACATTACGGACTACACACCTCCAGGTCTTGAAAATCACTTCATGTTGATGGGAAGCTAATGGCAACTACATACAAAGTACTAGGACAGGCAGCACCTGCTGACACCGCAAACGCTGACCTGTACACCGTCCCAGCTAGCACCGAGGCGGTGATTTCCACAATTGTGGTAAGCAATGTCACTGCCACCGACGCAACCTGCCGAATTTTCGTCCGAGTTGCCGGAGCTGCTGCAGCTGCTGG